GGTGGTGGTCACGGACACCACCGCCATGCCGGAGCTGGTCGGCGCCGGGTGGAAGGTGCCCGGGGAGCCGATGTGGCACGACTCGCAGAGCGCGTGGGCGCGGCGCCCGTTCATAGCGGAGATCATCTCCGCGTATGAGCAGGCGTACGAGCATGCCCGTACGGATGAGATGCGCGCTCAGGCGTGGGCGTTCGCGCAGGCCTACGACGCGGACCGGGTGTTGGCCGAGTATTGGCAGCCGGCGCTCAAGCAGCTCGAGGAGGCGTTGGGCCGCAGTGCTGAGGATGCCCGCCGCGCCCCGGCGGCGCCGGCGGTGCAGGTGCGGCAGGCTGATGGGCTGCTGTGGGTGGACCGGGGCAAGGGTTCCGAGGACTACCTGGCCCTGGGTGAGCACGAGTCCGAGCTGTTGGGGATCGTGGAGCCGCTGTTGCCGGACGGTGGGGTGTTGCTGGACGTGGGTGCCCACGTCGGGCATTACGCGTTGCGGCTGGCCGGGAAGGCTTCGCAGGTGTTCGCGGTGGAGCCGAACCCGGCTGCCACATCGGGGCTGCGCCGGAATCTGGCGCTCAACGACATCAGGAACGTGACCGTGCTCGAGCTGGCCGCGTGGGATGTGCACGGCTGGCTGAACCTTGAGGATCCGCATGGCAAGGAGTCCGGCGGCTCCACCCGTACCGTCCCGCTCAAGAACGCAGCCACGGCCCACGCAGAGCCTGTGGGCGCCGAGCTGAGCACGGCCGTTCCGGCGCGCCGGCTTGACCGGACATCGGAGCTGGCCGGGTTGGACCGGCTGGACCTGGTGAAGCTGGACGTGGAGGGCGCCGACCTGCACGCCCTGCGTGGGATGGCCGGGCTGCTCGAGCAGCACCGACCGGTGCTGTTCGTCGAATGCCACGATTACGCCGGATACTACCTCCGGGCCGACCTTGAGGCGTTGCTGACCGAGCTTGGCTACGGGTGGGAGGTTGCCTACACCTACCAGAGCCATTGGAGCCCGGACGGGCCGCGTGACCAGCCGGCGGCCGCCGACTATCTGATTTGCCGGCCGGTGACGTGATGACCCCGGATGAGATCGCCAGGGTGGCCTGCCACGAGCACCGCGCCTCCCAGAAACAGGACGAGTTGGCCACCGCTGTGCAACTGGTGGCCGCGGCCGACCCGAAGACTCTCCTGGAGATCGGATGCGACCGCGGCGGGACGCTGTGGGCGTGGGGACAAGTCTGCCCGGAGGTGTACGGGATCACCCTGGCCGACAACTCGTACTCGACCGGCGGCTCCGGGCAGCCGCTGAACACCCACACAGCCATGGTGTACGTCGGGGACTCCCACGATCCGACCACGCTGGCGTGGCTGACCGGCCAGTTGTATGGCCGGCCGTTGGACGTGCTGGTCCTGGACGGGGACCACCTGTACCCGGGGATTCAGGCCGATTGGGAATTGTACGGTCGGCTGGTCCGCCCGGGTGGGCTGATCCTGCTCCATGACATCTACTCGGCCGGGGATCTTCGGTGTGAGGTGTGGAAGTTCTGGCCGGGCAAGGTCAAGGCGTTGCCGCCGGAATGGGTCAGCGAGATCCGCTCAGCTGAGGCCACGGCCTACGGCTGGGGTGTCGTCACCGTCGGCGGTGGCCCATGAACCTGATCCGGGTCCTGGTCACCAGCCGCATCACCCTGTCCCACACGTTCTACTCCGGCGAAACCCCGACCGACGCGGTTGGACCGGTCACGGTCACCGTGAAACGGCTCGACGGCACCACTGTCACTTCCGGTGCGGCGACCGGCATGGGTTCCGGGGTCTACGACTTTGAGCTGCCCGAGCAGGCGCAGGTGGACACGCTCACGGTGGACTGGTCGGGGCTGGTCGGCGGCGCCACCGTGGTGGTGCGGGACGTGGTGGAGGTCGTCGGCGGGTTCCTGTTCGGGCTGGCTGAGGCTCGGGAGGAGCTTAGGCTGCCCGCCAGCTTCGACACTGCCACCCTGGTAGCCAAACGGACGTCGGTCGAATACGAGGCTGAGGACATTGCCGGGGTGGCGTTCGTGCCCCGGTTCAAGCGACGCCTGCTCGACGGATCCGGCACACAGGAGTTGTGTGTGCCGGATGTGGAGCTGCGGGCGGTGCGCGCGGCCAGTGTCGCCCCCACCGCTGGTGGGGTGTTCACCGTGCTCACGGTGGGGGAGGTGGCGGAGGTCGCCGCCCAGCCGGAGGGTGTGCTGGTCCGCGACGACGGATCAACCTGGCCGCGTGGGCATCGCAACGTGATCGTCGAATACGAGCACGGGCTGGACATGCCGCCGGTGACAGTCCGGGACGCGGCGGTGCTCCGGCTGAGGTCGAAGCTGTCTGAGACCCGCACCCAGATCCCCGACCGGGCCATCTCGTTCACCGTTGCCGAGGGTGGGGTGTACCGACTGACCACTGCCGGCCGGCGGTCCACCGGCTACTCGGAGGTTGACGCCGCCTACCAGCGTTCCGGCTTCGAAAGGGTGTGGATCGCCTAATGACGACGAACGCGTACGCGGCGAAGCGGGCGATCATCGCCCGCTTGCAGGAGCGTGCCGCCGAGCCGGGCAACGTCCTGTCCGGTGTGCAGGTGGCCTACTCGTGGCCGGGGCAGACCGCAGAGATGGTGTGCGTGTACGGCGGCGGGATCATCTTCGACCAGCCGGAGGAAGAGGCCGTGCAGTCCGGGCCGACCGACCGGCTGGCCCGGGAAACCGCCACGGTGATGCTGCACGTGCGGGTGGCGCAGTCCCCACCCGGCGAGGGTGGGATCGCCGACACGGACGAGGTGGCCGAGGCGATCGGCGGGGAGGTTGGCCGGCTACTGATGGCCGAGCAGAAGTTGGCCGGCGGTGGCAGCGTCGCCCGGGTCGCCTCCGGGCAGGGCGACTACTCCCCGGTCGACGACCAGGCGGTGAGCATCTTGTCGTACCGGATCAGTGTCGACTCGTGGGTTCAGTGAGGGAGAGATCGTGGCAACTTTCAACGTTCAGAGTGTGGTCCGCACCGGCAGCGGGGTGACCCCCACCTACAACGTCACCGCGGCCGGCGGGGACAAGTTCTCGCCGGGCGCACGGGTGTTCGTCCACGCCAAGAACACCAACGCATCCCCGAGGGTGATCACCTTCGCGACGGCGGGGAAGTTGGCAGAGTTCGACGTGGCGGACATGACCGCCACCATCCCGGCAACCACCGGCGACAAGATGCTGGGCCCGTTCCCGGCGGACATCTTCGCCGGCACCGACGGGCTGGTGGCAATGACCTATGACGTTGAAACCAACCTGACGATCGCCGTCCTGCAACTGCCGTAGGAGAACCGATGTCTGCCAAGAAGCCCGCTACCAAGCCGCAGCCGGAAGTCTCACCCCCGGTGGGGGTGTACGAGGCGGCCGAGCCGCTGTTCGTGGCCGGGGTGCGCGCGCACAGCCCCGGTGACCGGGTGCTCGCCGAGCACGTCGACGTCTACGGCTGGCATGACAAGGTCAGGCGGGTCGATGAGTGACGTGCGGATCGTGTGGGACCGGGCAGCCCTGCGCGGGCTGAAAACCGACCCTCAGGTGGTGGCGCATGTGGACCGGGCCGCGCAGGACATGGCCCGGGAGCTGTCCGCGGCGGCACCGCGGGACTCCGGTGAGGCGGCCGCGACGATCGACGCCCGGGACTCCCGCGCGGCCGGGGCGGCAGATGTGGGCTGGGACAAGGACCACTTCTACCTGATTTTCCCCGAGTACGGGACCGACCGTCAGCCGGCGCAACGGTTCGCCCGCGACCTGCTCAACCAGTACGTGTACCTGTAGGAGGAGTGAGAGATGGGTAACCCGAATGCGATCAGCCTGGGCCCGGGGACGCTGCGGATTGCGGACCTCGGCTCCACCGAGCCGACCGACCTGATCACCGCATGGCCGGGGGCGTGGGTCGAGCTCGGCTACACGTTCGAAGGCAATCAGTGGTCCTACGAGCTCGCGGTGGAACCGGTGGAGGTGGCTGAGGAGTTGGACCCGATTCGCTACGCCACCACCGGTCGGGTGATCAAGGTTGGTTTCACGTTGGCGGAGATCACCGCCACCAACCTGAAGCGGGCGCTGAACGGTGGCACGATCGTCACCGGGTCCGGGTTCGTCACCTACGAACCGCCGGCGTTCGCCACCGAGGTCCGCAAGATGTACGGGTGGGAGTCCGACGACGCGCAGGAGCGGTGGGTGTTCCGCCAGTGCCTGTCCGCCGGGACGGTGGAAACGTCGCGGCGTAAGGGCGCGGACAAGGCTGGTTTCCCATTCGAGTTGAACTGTGAGAAGCCGGCCGGGGTGCAACCGTTCAAGACTATCTTCGCCTCACCGGCGAGGGCATGATGGCCCGGCGGTACACCTCCAAACGGGGCCAGCCTGTCGAGTTCGACCTGGACGGGGTTCACTTCGTCGCCTCCGGCGGCATGTCGATGCTGGAGCTGTTCGAGATTGCCCGGCTGGCCGACGTGGACGCCGACTCACCAGAGGGCATGGGTGCGTTGGCCGACTTCTTCCGCACCATGCTCGGCGACGACTACCCGCGGTTCCGGGAGCACTGCCGGGTGCACGCCACCGACGGGGACACGCTGGTGCAGATCATGCAGGACGTGATGGAGGCCGCGACCGACCGCCCTACGGTGCCGCCGTCGGACTCTGCCAGTGGGCAGACGAGCACTGGCCCTACGTTGAGGGTTCGCTCACCCGATGGCACCTGGCGGGAGGAGACACTGAGTCCGGAGCGGGCGGCGGAGCTGCGGGCGGCGGTGGACCGGGCGGCTGGCTGATGAGCCTGCCCGCCGCCCAAGGCCTGTCGGTGATCTACGTGCTCGTCGACGAGTGGACGTGGCGGCGGGGGGTGCTGCGGCTGTTGGGAGCCGACGACCCGGCGCCGTTGGATGCTGTGTTGGACCGGCCGGCACGCCGGCCGGGGGATCGGGCACGTCAGGTCGAAGCGGCGGGAGGTGAGACGGTTGGCGAGAAAAATAGGCGAAGCATTCATTAGAGTGCGCCCGGACACTGCCCGGTTCGGTCGGGACGCCGAGCCCGGGGCCAGGCGGGGTGGGCAGCAGGCCGGGAAGCTGTTCGGCGGCGGGTTCTCCACCGTCGTCAAGGGCATCCTTGGTGCCCAGATCGTCACCGCAGCCGGCCGGGCCGCGAAAGCGTTCGCCGTGGACATCATCGACGCCGCACGGGAAAGTGCCCGGGTCACCAAACTCACCGAGAATGTGATCAAGACGACCGGTGGTGCGGCCGGGGTCACCGCCAAACAGATCGGGAAACTGGCCGGGGCGATCTCCCGCAAGACTGGTGTCGACGACGAGGCGATCCAGTCCGGGCAGAACCTGCTACTCACCTTCACCAACATCAGAAACGTTGGTGTGGACAAGATCTTCGACCGTGCGTCGACGGCCGCGGTGGACATGACCGCCGCGTTGAACAACGGGGAGGTCACCACCTCCGGGTTGAAGTCCAGCACGATCCAGCTCGGCAAGGCGCTGAACAATCCGATCAAGGGGATCACTGCGCTGCAACGGGTCGGTGTGTCGTTCACCGACCAGCAGAAAGAGCAGATCGCCGCCATGGTCGAGGCCGGCGACACCGCCGGCGCGCAAACACTGATCCTGAAAGAGTTGGAGAAAGAGTTCGGTGGTGCCGCCGCTGCGGCC